AAGAATCGCCAACTGGTACTCATTCGAACGAGGGTCGATAGGATTGTCTTTGAGGATCGACTGCCGCTTCAGATGCATAGCCACGTTATCCGTCACCGACAGCGTGCTCGCCGGCGCGATGGTGTACTGCTCGCCATCGTACATGCCCACGAATGCCCTGTCAATGGAACGGTTCTTAAGTGTGAGGATCATCGTCTCTCCTAACTTTTTGGTGAACCCGGGGGGCTACCGAGCTTAGACAGTGCCACCCCGGGGTTGGCTATTGTTAGCCTAGTCTACGTGAATCGCCAGCGCCGTGGTCGTGATCCCATCCATCCGGAAACACGCATTCGGGCGGCCGATACTGAAGTTGTCGCGCATGTACCACAGCGCCGTGAAGTCATGGGTGTTTGCGGAACGATCCAGAATGCGACCATCCGTGTCTTCCCATTGCCCACGCACGTTGACGTACCGCTCCAACTGATCTTTGTCTACCCCAACAATGAATCCGTACGGAAAGTCCCGCTCGACTTTGAACGGAATCCCACCGAACGTGATGTCGCCGCCTTTGGCAGCTTTAGTGCCGCCATCCGGAGCCAGCAGCTTCTCGCTCGTGTACCGGCGATCGGCTTCCAGCAGGGTGAGGTAAGCCCGGCGAACGCCGTGCTCACACCACATCTCACTGATGGTTCCCTGGCCTTTGATCTCCGCTGCGTCGAGGGCCCTCTGCATCGCGTCGAGCGACAATGCCCCGACAGCCGAGAGGACGAACGACCGGAAGACCGGGTAGGTCGTGCGGTTCACTCCATGAAGGGTCTGAACGTAGGTGCCATCATCGACGAGACCGAAAATCCCCATCACTGGAGCGTTCCAGTCAGTGTCGGTGATAGCGGTGATTGTAGTCGTCGCGCCGCGCACGAGCCAGTCGTTGTCAGCGAGGTCGGCGGTGTTGGTTCCGAGCGTGATCTGATCGTACCCCCCACCCTCTTCCGTGCTGACCACTGCCACTGGAGTCGCTGCCACAACCGCGCCCGCTCGAATTCCCGCGAGTAGCATGCCAGGAACCACGTAACGGTTCGCGTTGACGGTGCCAGTAAACCCGCCCCGGTTGTCAATCGTGATCAGGGTAGCGTTCGCAGCAGGCTCAGCAGACACCTGAGCCACGCGACCACTCCCCCACCCCGAAAGCATCTCGTTGCGGTAATCGGACACGTCACGGACAAGGCCATCCATTTCAGTGGCCATCGCCCGCTTGTACGCGCCTTTGTTAGTACGCGAAGCGTCGATAACGTCTTTGGTAAGGTTGATGCGGCCGAGAGTCTTTCGCAGCGGGATGTGGACGTCCACGAAGTTCTGGCGCCCAGAGGTCGGCAGAGTTGCGCCTTCCTGTGAGCTCATCACTCCGACGTTACGCCCGATATGCATCGGGAATACAACCCGACGGCCATCCACTGTAGGACCTTCGACCTCATTGAAGGAGTTCAGGAGGCGGGTCTTGTTCTCAATCTGGGACTGACCCATTGCCTCGTAGAACTCTTTCAGAACTGCATCGAAGCTAGCAAGTGTTTGGGGCATGAGAGACCTACTCTTCCATTAGAGCCTGGAGATGGTCCCAAGCAGCGTCATGGATTTTCTGGACGTTCGCCCGGCTGGTGTCCTTGTAGTCCAGCTTCCCACCTTCTTTGCTTGATGAGGTAGGAGCACCGCCTCTGGGCGCAGCTTTGGGAGCTTCCGAGATCGTGCGTACCGCGCTCACCTTCGCCTTTGCGCGAATGGGCGCAACTAACTTAGTCTGAACCTTGTCGAATGCCTTCTGCACTGCGAACTTCACGTTGCCGCGGGCCCAGGCCCGCATCAGTTCTGGATTGACTCGGATTTCATGAGACAGAACCTCTTCGAGGTACGCCGAGGCGTCTTTGTCTTTCGGATCGAGGCCGATCTCCCCCATCATGCCCTTCATGATTTCTTGGGCAGACACGGTGCGCTCCTGGAGCCGCTCGTCGGCTGACGCCGCAAGCACGTCCACGATCTGTGGGAGGAGTTCTTTTACTTTATCCACGTCGTCTAGTTCCGGGACCAGACGCTTGATTTCCTTGCGAAGCAGCGCGTCTCTGGGGTCCGTGGCATCGCCCCCAAAGACTTCTTTCAGTTTATGAATCAGGGCCGCATCGTTGCGGAGCCCCGCGAGGCCCTCCATCTGCTTCCGGAGGTCAGCAACCTCGCCCTTTAGAGCTTCTCGGTCTGGGTCGGGTTTAGCCGCTTGGACTACTGGCTCGTCTGTACCTTCGAATTCTGTCTCGGGATCAACTGGCATTATTAGCTCCTTGGGCTGCCTCTGCACCACTATCCAAGTCGTGCGAAGCCAGTCCGCTTCTTTTTCTTTTTATTCTCGGTGGCGTAAAAGACGCGCTCGCCTTTCTTCGCCCCGTACTGCGACTTCATACTCTCCATGACTTTCGCGCCATGGCCGCTATAGTGTTTTGATAGTGGCATACTCAGTTCCTCTTCTGGAGAAAGCCTAACCCAATAAGTACTTGGCGAAGCTTCTCCCAGTCATCCGGATGGCCCTCCACGGGCCGGAGTGGAAGCTGATCAGAGATTTGCGGGCCCGCCTTTGCTAGATTCCTGCCGGAAGGAGCAAGCACAGACTGGGTAGCAAGCTCTTTCGCCCATCGCGTAGCTTCCTCCACGCTCTGCCAACGGGCCGGTGGAGTCGGCTGGCCTCCGATTGGGTCTGATCTGAGCATCCCGGCTTGGAACTCAAGTTCTGGCCGTAAGTTATAGCTAGGGACTTCGGGACCACCAGATGCGGCGGCGGCGCCCAGACTCTTCGGTTTAGGAGGCTCGACGATGCTCTGGAAACCCTTCGGACTCTGCCCGAGGGCTTTGCGGATTGCATTACTCCCGTGCATCCAGGCCTGTTCCACCTGATAGCTCGTGAGACCCATCTCTTTCGCGATATCCTTCGTGCTCATCTCCTGGGATTTGGCATCCATGATAGAGCGTGTTTGTGAATCGAGCTTCCCCATCGCCTGCTCAAACGCCACCTTCGTGGTAGGATCAGAGAACTCGGGGATCACGTCCCCCACAGTCTTTTTCGCTTGTGCAGCAAGAGGCTCTGATATGCTCAGAGGCTTATCGATCTCTCCGAACTTCTTATCCCGGAGAAGACGAATGTACTCTGTTTTGTCCGGGTGGTCGTTCCGGAACTTCTGGCCTAAATGCCTCGCTACCACAGAGTCCGGCGGGGCATGGCCCGTCCGGGCCTTCCAACTCTCCGTGAACCGGCCGATCATTCCCATATCTGCTTGAGTCTCGGAGGGGACTGTGATAGCCCCGCCCGAACGCTTCTCGCGGAGCATCTGACTCTGGGCGACGCGGTTTACGTACCCGCCAAGATTCGTCACGCTTTTGCCTGGAAGCTGTTTGAGTAGGGCCTCATTCGTTGCTTGGATTAAATCTCCTGGGCCAACAGCAGACTCCGTAGGCCCGACTCCTTGCCGCCGGCTCTGGGTTCCATACCTCCCAGCAAACTTCCGAAGAAAGGGCTGGACTCTCGTGATGGCTTCATCCACCGCTGATCTATTCCCTAACGCCACCCGGCCAGAAAGATCCGTCTGGCTCAAAGACGCAGGCTCGCTCATCCCTGGACGGCCTTTAGGAACAGCTTTCGGTACAAGCTTGAGACCCCCCATCCCGCCAAGGAGGTGCTGCAGGATACCAAACTCCCGCCCCGTCCCGAACAGGACGTTCTGCATGTGTTGCGCGCCTTCCTGCCTGATGGGTTCAGGAAGATCGTAAAAGCCCCGCAGGTCATGGCGTGACATTACTGAGTCCCGCCCTCGGAGCTGCCGAACGGCCCAACCGAGCCACCCGGGCCTGCGCCCTGGGAGGGCTTGCCCTTCGAGGCGTTACTTCCCGCAGTGCGCTGTTGGTCTGACATTGGTAGGACGCCGCTCATGATGCCAGTCATTCCGAGACCTGTCTGCGCTTCTTGGAAGAGGTAAGGCAGATGGGCGGTCGTCAGATGTTGGACGAAGAGATCCTGGAAGATTTGAGGCAGCGCCCTGAATTCCTCGGACAACGCAAACCGCCGGTGATGGACGGCGTGTGTGGGGTGGTGGTCGATTACCGGATTTCCCTTCAGCGGGAACGTGGCGATGAGCATCTGCAGGATCATCGCAGGGTCAGGAGCGTTCTGCACGCCCCCCATCTCGATCTTTTGCTGGCTTTCCTGTGCCCACGTCATGAATTTGTGGTTTTCCTCGGCAACGACCTTAATGTCTGCCTCCGCGCCAGGGAGGAAGCTCGCCGCGCCCAGCTCCTCGTAGATTTTCATCTTCTGCTCGGGGTCTTGGGCATTGATGAGGCCCCACTGGAAGAGCTGGTTGAGGAGCATCTGCCTCCCCGCCTCGCTTTTTGGCCTCGTTGAGCCGCTCTCGACTCGGATATCGACTTCCCCGATGTCGGAGCCGAGGAACTTGAGGAACTGCCACCCGCCGCTCTTCTTTGCTACCGCCTGCACGCGCGGGAAGACTGTGTTCTGCCTCCAGATTTCGAGGGCGCCCACGGCCCACTGCTGGTAGGCCTCTTCCATGTTGTCAAACACCGAGCCGTACCGCCCGAATCCACGTTCGACGAGCATCTGGATAGCTGACGCTGCTCGGACAGACCCAGGGGCTTTCCCCTTCATCACGGCGAAGGTGTTGGCGATCTCTTCAAAGTCCTGATCGATCTGCTGAATGAATGTGATGATGCTCGCGGGAGCTTCCGCTCCCTCCAGCCGCTCTGGTTTCTGACCTCCCACTGGGCTGTATCGAACGATCACTGCGGGATCTCCGGTAATAGGGGAGCTCTGCGCCCCGGTGGGGAGCAACCAGACCGGATTCGCGCAGCGCATGAGAATCGTCTGGTACAGAGACTCTACCTCGTTGCGCTGGCGTTGCTTCGGGATTAGGTCATCGACTGGGGTTTTCGCCCAGAAGCGCCCAGGGACATCATCGTACCGGATATGCGTGAGAGGGTAGAATGGCCGCTTCGTGGCTTTGTATCGGTACGGGTACGGGGTCTTCTTTTCGAGGATATGCTGGTCCCCGGACATCACGAGGTACGTCCCATCGGGATAGTCTTTGCTCGTCTTCAAGTAGAGCCGGAAGAGCGTGACGATCTGCCCTTCGTCCTCGCCAGAACGACCGACCGGGCCACCACCGCTCCCTGTCATGTGTGCGAGACTGGAGGTGTAGTTCAGACTCTGATCACTGAGGTTATCCGCCTCGACCTCCGCGGCTTTATCCCCGTACGTCTGCTTCACACCATCCAGCGACTTCTGCTCGACAATAAGGAGCGCCGTCTGATCTTCCAGTTCCGGGATGTTGGAGTCAGCATACACCTCGAAGGGGCTCTTCGCGCTCACTCGAAGACGGCCTTGGGGGATATCAGTCCCGTTCTCCACATTCTCCTGGAAGTCAGTCGATCCGCACCGCGGGCAAGTCATGTCCGCAGGAATCTCTTCAGGCTTCATCTGGAGGCCGCAGGCCGCGCAGTCCTCGCCAGGGACAAACACGGTCCCTGTGTCAGGGCCTGTGTCGAATTCCGTGAGGAGGAAACCATTCCCCGTCAGGGTTGTCCAGGACGCCATCCGGCGCTTCGCCCCACGGAAGCCACTCTCATTGATGATGACATCGAGGTAGCGATCCGCTGCGTTCGCAGCAAGGACGCTCTGCTCGGTCTCCTGGGTAGGAATCCCGCGGAACGCTGGGTTCACCTGGACGATCGAGGAACGGATGACGTTGACCGTGGAGGCAATCCGGTTCGTGACCGGAGTAGGAATCCACGAGTTCAGGTTCCGGAGTCGCCAGCGCCGCGAGCCATCGTCGTACACAACCCACTGTTGGCCAATGTAGAAGATGATGTTACGGTACCACTCCCGTTCGAACACCCACCGACGCCGCTTGAAGCGGTCATACACATCGAGGAGGATGTTGATGTCCGACACATCCTCATCAGACGCGTCTCCCCGGGTGGACTTGTTCGGGAGTTGGCCCAGAGACAACATCAGCGATCAGCTCCTGCTGGGGTGAGGAAGAAGTGCTCTGGGATTTTATTATCCGGGAATGGTTGCTCGGCGAACACGATGTCTTTGAACTCGTCGAGCTCATTCAGGAAGTGTTCGAAAGAAACCGGGGTCTTCTGTAGCTGCGCAGCGAGATCCTCGATTGTTTTATCTCTCTCCCGGACTAGTTTCTCCAGGGTAGTGATGCGTTCCTGCGCAGCTCTATATTCAGGCACTATCCACAACCAGTTCACGCTCGCCCCCAGAAAGAATCCGCGGTTTCAGTCTCGCCATCGCCCCAGAACTCAGCTATGTCTAGCTTCGGCATCGCAGGAGCCCCGCGGCCTTCGATAGCTCGTTCCTCATACCCCTTGATTCGTCGCCATTCAGCCTCGTGGTGCCGCCTCGTCAAGTTATCCATATCACTCTTCCGAAGGTATTCCGGCTTGTCGAGCTCGGGCTCCTCCCGGCTATCGAGCGGGATAATCATGAGGCCATACCCAAGCGCATCGACTGCGTGGAAAGAGGATTTGTTCTTGATTTTGTACTCCCCCGTTACATCATCGCGGTCTGCTTGGTACTCGGGGATGGTTTCCAGGAGATGTTTGCAGCTCTCGCTGATCCGCATGCCTTTCCGGTGACACAACACAATCCGGCTGACCCTGGCGAATGGATCACCCACCGAGGGAACGAGGTCTGACAACCCCTCCTCGATGTAAAGATCCGCGAGACTCACGCGGACGCCTTGTGGGCGGCTCTGGGTCTTGGTGTACGTAGAGCGATCAATCACCGTGCAGACCGTGCGTTCTCCCGTAGACAGCGCTCGAATGCGCGCGGTGTGCTGATCGACGCTGGCGTTGTCCTGCCAGTACTCGCGGTAGACGTACGCGCCATTCGTAGGAACCTCTCGGAAAGAGGATGAGTCGCTGTTGACCGCGATCCACACGCAGCAGCAGGGGGCGTTCAGGGCGTGGTCAATTGCTCGGTAGCGAGGCCAGTGAGCCGGAGGCTCGAAGTGTGGGATGACGACCGGATCGGGCAGCAGACGCCCCGCTCCGCCCTCCATGGTAGCATATATAAAGTGCTTCTGCCACTCGACTGGATGAGACAGCAACGTCGCTAGGTACCGCGGCGAGAGGTTATGCTTGTTATCTAACGTGGTGCCGTGGAAGAAGCGCCGCGTGCTGCAGGGGAGAAGGGGGCGCATTAGTCCTTCTTCGTCCGGATGGCCTGCATTAAAGATGCAAAAGGCGTCACGATTGCAGCGGTTCTTGTTCGCGGCGTGCTGGAGAGGTTTCCAAACGAAGCGCCGCCAGAGCCAGTTATGCCCGTTATCGTTCGCGGCGGCCACGACCTGCCAGGCCTCCGGAGCGACTTTCGCCCATCGGACTCGGCCGGTGAGCGTCTCCCAGAGGGCTTCTTCGGTTTCCTCGGCCTGGTCTACGAGGACCATTGAGTATTCCTCGTTGCGGAACTTGACGGGATCGTCGAGGTTGGAGAAGATGATCTCCGAGCCGTTGATGAGTCGGGCGAGGTGCGTTCCCTCCAGGTAGTCCCAGCGCTGTGGGCGGATGAACCAGCCGGCGCGGTGGAGAGGATCGGCCATCATGAAGAAGGGGTTCTTCACGGTGTTGACCATCTCGGCGTACGTCTTTCGGCCCAGAAGTACCCGGGCTCCGGGGTTCTTCACACAGTGGCTGATCGCTGCGGCACAGAGCGCCCGCGTCTTCCCAGCCGCGAAGCCTGTGATCATCCCCACCTCGAACTCCTTTGAGGAGAGGAGTTGGGTCTGGACAGGCGCTGGGGTCGCCCCGAGGAGGTCAGACAGCCGAAAAGAGGGTCTGATCACCAACCGAGGGCTTTTGCCAGGGTCTTGATGGCTTCTCCGGCCGCCGGACCGTACTGCGAAGCCGCGTACCCCGCGGCTGCACTAACTAGGTATCCCTTCCAGGAGTCTGGTAGTTTCATGGGTCTCCACGAGGTCTTGTATGAGTTGTAGGTTAGCCGGGCCTTTGGTGTCTGTGGGGTTCGGGATGCCCTGCTTAATCCCAGCTAGCTGGAACCAGGCCAGGATGGCCCTGAGCTTCGTCCCGTCCCGGGGGCTGTTGCAGAGCTGTTCGAGTTGGGAGATCCGGAGCTTGAGCTTCGTCCGGAGGACTGCGAGGACTTCGGCGATCTCGTTCCCCAGGGCGTGGTCCACGGCAGCGTTCGCCCCCGCGACGGCTGCTCCCAGGCGTTCCTCCCAGAGATCCTTCTTCCGCCAGTCGTTAATACAGGCCCGGGTGACTTGGAGTTCGCGGGCGATGTCGGCTTTCCGCATCCCCGCCGAGAACATCTCAAATGCACGTAAGCGCCCCTGGAGGTTAGGGGGGCCTGGTTTCCGTGGCATCTATGGGGTCTCTAGCAAGGGCCAGCAGGCTGGTGCATGGCGGACTCCCCAGGAGTAGCGATCGGCTGTCGTCCCATGACCGGAGTCTCCGGTGTAGCCGTACTGAGTTCGGAGGTACTCCCAGAACAGCGCCCAGTGGCCTGGGAGGAGTCCCAGGCTGCAGCCCATGTCAAGACCTCGTGCGTCAGCATCCCACTCCTGGACGACGATATCGTAGGTCCAGACCGACTGCCAGTACGCCTCCCGGGACTGGAAGTAATGCACAAGTTCGTGGAGGAAGAGGAGGGTGGCTTGATGGGGATGGACCTCTGTGGGGGAGAACATGACGATGGTTGCCCGCCAGCATACCTCGGCAAACTCGCTGCACCCGGCCCGCGCGAACATCCCGTTGATCTCTCTGTTGACGTTGACCTGGATGTCCAGAGTGGACTCGGTGACCCCGAAGTGGCCGGCGAGGGCGTACCAGTAGGCAGGGTCGTTAAGGGAGGGTACGTTAGTACCCTCAAGGTCCGGGGTGGTAGAGCCCCAAGCGGACTGCCCCCAGGGAGCCAGCTGTTTGAGGATGTCCACTGGAGGGACAAGGAGGATGGTAGACAGGAGGACAAGAACAAGTAACCCCCACTTAGCCATGGCGAGGTACCCTGCAAGGATAATCGGCCGGGCAGCTCCGAACTGCCGAGGTGGTAACTACCTAGGCGGTAGACCTCTCAACGACCGTATGCTTAGCATAGCATGCATTGCATGCTATTATAGCTACCGGAGTTTCTGATAGCAATAGCTAGAATCTAAGGTAGCGTAGGTCTCATGCATTACAAGCTATCATGCTTATCATGCAGACTCATGCATGACATCTAACCCGAATCTCTATTACAGGTATAGTATACCACACGTTTAAGCCTCGGCGGGGGCTTGGGCCCCCTAAGTTATGGATATCATTGAGAAAAGATCTTTGAAAATAGGGCTTGACAAACCTATTTCTGACAACGTATTAACTTGGCTTTACATAGTAAGTCGCTAAGTAGCTGTATTAGCTGTATTCCTAGACCCCCTCATCCAACGTAAAATAAGTGTAAAAATACTTTGGATATCGGGGGTAGGA